AAAATCACCCCTGCTATATTTGTAATTTAGAAGGAAGATTAAATTATTCTCAATTACAATTTCATCACTTGCAAGGTAAGTACCGAGTAGGTGCTATGATTAGAGATGACAGTGTAGGAATACCATTATGTTTTACTTGTCATTCTATCTTTCATAAAAGAGGTGAAAGAGTATATTGGGAAGAAATAAATATAGACCCAAAAGTCTATGCAGATGAACTCTGGGAGGAGTATAATGAAACTAGAAAACTTTAAGAAATGGGATTTACTCCCTATGTCACCAAGCAAGTTAAATGGATATAGAAACTATACTTGTCAATTTATTATAGAAAAAAATCTATAAAAGATTAGGTACATCATCACCACCTGCTATGGCAGGTAATACTGTTGAGCCTATGTTAATGGACTACCTAAATGGTAAGGAAGTTAATCAAGCTGAATACTTAACTAAATTTAAAAAAGAAACTTTAGATTATCCTAATAGAGATGATGTAGAAAAATATGTTGATTTAATACCTAAGATGTTTGAACAAACTAAAGCTTTTAAAGAAATAGTAGCTGATAAAGAATTACATTCTTATCAAGAAGAACTATTTACAGAAGTTCTTGGAATACCTTTTAGGGGATTTAGTGATTTTGTTTACAAGAAAGATGACAAACTTTTTATGTATGACCTAAAGACTAAAGGCAGAATGGCTATCAACCATTATGATAAATTACAACAATGGTTTTATAGAAAGGCATTATTTGAGACTTACCAAATGGAAGTTGAATGTTATTTGTTTATCGTCACTCCTGCTAAATCACATCTTGAACCTATAGAATTTACTGAGGAATATGAGATTGAGATTAACAATGGATTAAAAAGTATGAACAAAGTTCTAGAATTATGTAATACACCCAAAGACTTTGCTTATATCTACCAACCTAAAATGGATGACTTTATTTGGCGTAGTAAACATTTATATAAAGCTAGAAAAGAGATTTGGGGGATTTAATATGTATGAACAAAATAATACTTTCACACACGATTTAAAATTTGGTCAAATGAAAGAAGAAGAATTAGCTAACATTTTAGTTAATCAACCCATTGAAGTTAAAACTGACTGTAAATGGAAAAAAACAGGTAATTTAGCTATTGAATATAAATCAAGAGGTAAGCCATCAGGCATAGCCACAACTAAATCTGAATACTGGGCATTTATTTTAGATGCCAATGGATTTACAGAAGGAATATTAATAGTTCCTATCGCTAAATTAATAGTTGTTGCTAAATATCACTATCAACAAGGCAATATAGTCAATGGTGGTGAAAATTCCGATATGGTTTTAGTGCCTATAGCTGATTTAGTAAAATAGTGACTAAAATTACAAAAAGCCAAAAAGAATCTGTGAAGTGTATAGACTGTAGTCGTAAATATACTAAATTCATGTCTATAAAGATTTCACAGTACACAAATGAGCATAAATGTATTAGATGTTATAACGGAGGTAATTATGACAAAGAAAATGATATTCGTGCAATATTGTCCAAACGACATGTGGACAGGTTGTTCTACACTTACAGGTAAAGCTGAACTAGCCTATCGCAGAATTTGCGATTTAATTTACGTTCAGGATAATAAGTTATTTGATGATGAAGTGACTTGGGAACAAGTGACTAGACCCTTCTATGAAGATATAGCTAAAATCAAAGCTGAACTAATCAACAAAGATAAAATCTATATAGATGATGGCAAAATTCGCAACAAGAGATGTGACTTAGAGATAGAAAAAGCGAAAGAAAAACATCAAAAAGCAGTTAAGTCAGCAGAAGCTAGATGGGGTGATGCAAACGCAATGCGAACGCATAACGAACGCATATCCGAACGCAATGCTAACACACTAACACACGAACACACTAACACACCAACCATTAATCATAAATCAAATATATATACGCAGGAATTTGATACTTTCTGGCGAAAGTATGTTTTAGATTATAAAGATACTAGGTCAGTAAAGTGGGATAGCTTTCAACAATGGAAAAAACTAGATGATACACAAAAACAATCAGTAGGGGATAAGTACGTCACCTATAGAAACCAAAAAGGTGACTATTACAAGGCACTAGAGCGGTTCTTGAGGAAAAAGATATATCTTGAAGTGACACCTGTTAAAGAAAAATCAGATGAGGAAATGCGAGAATGGAAGTTAAAAGGTGATATAGATATGCGTAAAAAAGGAATTAAGCCTTTATCTTGGTCAGTGAGTTATATTGAAGAACTAGATAAAGCTATTGCGAATGGCGAGACATAAAATGGATTTTAGCCCATTCTCTATTTTGTTCTTTAAATTGAATATTTGTTCTATATTTAGAACTTATAGATTTGTTAGTGTTTTTAATAATAAAATTAAACCTGAACAGATTAAGAAAAAACTGAATAGATTTATTAGTAATGCCATATACATTCATTGTTGCAATATAAGAATGAAAAACTATTTTAGAATTACCAATATGGAAAATCAGATATGCAAAAACCACAGAATTACATCATAGTAAATAATGATGATGGCACATATTCCGCCTTTGTGAATTACGGAGTATTTGAAACCAAAGAAGATGCAGAACAAAGTTTGCAATATGTTATGGACATGATGGGTTTTAAATTACAACCACAGGTCACTTATCACTAAAAACCGCTAAAAATAAAGGTTTTTTATGTGTAATTTTTTTTTTATTTTAGACATAAATAAGGTTGCATTTGTTATAAATATATTATAATTTTATTATAATGAATAAACAAACACAGGAGAACAAAATGGAAAACACAAAAAAACCTTTAGACTGGCACTGGACTCACATCATGACTAACACAAAAACTGGTGAACATCTTTACATTAGACAAGATTATTGGGGTAAAGTTTATCCAACTAATACTTATACTTTAGTTAGAGATGGTGTTGCTTTACTTAAATCAGTTTTAAGACGACCTGCACCTTCTAAGACTTGGGAACTAACTGATGATGGTGAATTATTGCAACATGAAAACTGGGGGAGAGATTAAAATGTTAAAACCTAAGTATAAACTAAACGACTTTGTAAGATATACAGGTCTTAGAAGAAATGAACGTAGATTTAGATATCAGTTTATTGAAGATTTTAAAAAGCAACAATTAGAGGGAACTGCTAAAATTGTTGGTATATCATATAGAACTGATTTTAATATATTTGAATACGAAGTATCATATCCATTTGCAAATAAAGAAAAAACATACTTTGTTAGAGAATTTGATTTATTAAAAAGAAAAAATCAAAATTATTACAATGAAAAAAATAATTCACATCAATCAACATAAGATTAAATCAAATATAAAAAAAGATAATCTAGAGCCTGTGATTACCTGCAAAACTTATAAATCAAATGATTATGCTCATAATGTAGAGATTAAAGACAAAGATAATAATACTGTTGCAAAGGTTGTTTATTCACCTAAAAAGCCACTACCCTGCGGTGCTAGGGTATGGATTGAAACAGAGGAAAAGATTGTTTTAGATAATGGATTATGTATAGATAAATAATGATAGTTCAAGATAAAGCGATAAGCGATATTAAGCCTTATCAGAAAAACCCTAGACACAAATATGATATAAACAAAGTTGCACAATCAATTAAAGAATTTGGATTTCAACAACCCATAGTCGTAGATAGAGCAGGAGTTATTATAGTTGGACATGGTAGGTATGAAGCCGCTAAGTCTTTAAACCTAAAAACCATTCCTGTCACTATTGCTGACTTACCACCAGAAAAAGCTAAGGCATATAGAATAGCTGATAATAAAACTAATGAATATTCTGATTGGGATATGGGTTTATTAATTCAAGAATTTACTGACTTACTAGATAATAATTATGATTTAGAACTAACAGGATTTGACCCTGATGAATTAGAAAAAATAATTGTAGGTGAAAAAGAAGGACTAACAGATGAAGATGCAGTTCCAGAAACAACAGAAGAACCTATTTCTAAATTAGGTGATGTATATAAATTAGGCGAACACCGATTAATGTGTGGTGATAGCACAAGTATTACTGACTTTGATAAATTGTGTTCAGAACAGGCTGATATGATTTTTACCGACCCACCATATGGAATGGAATATGGCGGAGGTAGAGCAGAAGGTTCCTCTAAAAAAGGTGATAAAGTTAAGGCACATGGAATGATAAAAGGTGATGACTTAAAAGGAAATGATTTAATAAATTTAGTTAGAGATGCTTTAACTACTACCTACTTAAAGACAAAATCTGGTGCTTCATCTTATATTTGTTTTACTTGGCGTACTTATGCTGAATTTGAGGATGCTTTAGTTAAGGCAGGTTTAAAAGTTAAAAACTGTATAGTGTGGAATAAAAAATCTATTGGTTTAGGTAATAGTCATTATAGACCTCAACATGAATTTATATTTTACTGCGGTGAACAATGGTATGGGGATAAATCTCAATCAGATGTTTGGGAATTATCTAGGGGAGATACTTCTAAATATGTTCACCCTACCCAGAAACCTGTTCAGCTAATTGAAAAAGCTATAAAAAATTCTAGCAAATCTGGTGATATAGTTATTGATTGTTTTGGCGGTAGTGGTTCTACTTTAATAGCCTGTGAAAAAACTAATCGTAAATGTTATATGATGGAGTTAGACCCAAAGTATATAGATAGAATAGTAAAGCGTTGGGAACAATATACAGGACAAAAGGCAGAAAAAATAAATTGATTAATAGTGTCTATTATTGATATAAAGCAATTAGCGTACACTCTACGCATGAAAAGAGGACAAAATGGCAAGACCGAAACTAAACATCAATGGGGAGGAAGTTCAAAAATTAGCTTCATTTGGTTGTACTAATGTTGAGATTGCAGATTTCTTTAATTGTAATGAAGCGACTATTAGAAAGAGTTATTCCGAATATCTTACAAAAGGCAGAAGTTTGAAAAAACTACGTCTAAGACAGATACAATGGAAGATAGCTGAGAATGGGAATGCAACTATGGCTATATGGCTAGGCAAGAATGAATTGGGTCAATCAGATGGCGGAATGGTATCTGATGAGAATGAACCATTACCATTTAGTGTAGATTAGTGCCTTTAAGTACCCCTCAAAAACAAGTTCTTGAATGTGATAAAAGATTTAGAACAATCATAGCAGGAAGAAGATGGGGTAAGACTTTTTTATCCGTCACAGAGATAGCTAAGTTTAGCCGATATCCAAAACGTAAAGTCTGGTATGTAGCACCCACATATAGAATGGCTAAGACGATTGTTTGGACTGACTTAATAGAAAAACTAACCGCACATAAATGGGTTAAATCCGTCAATAACTCTGACTTAACTATCACATTAAGAAATGGCTCAACTATATCATTAAGGGGTGCTGATAATGAGAACAGCCTTAGAGGTGTAGGATTAGATTTTTTAATTATGGATGAGTTCGCAGATATTAGAGAAAATACTTGGTACGAAATACTTAGACCAACTTTATCTGATAGAAATGGTTCAGCATTATTTTGTGGTACACCTAGAGGATATGGAAACTGGAGTTATAACTTATTTACCAAAGCTGATGAGGACCCAGATAATTGGGCATCATTTCAATTTACTACCTTAGATGGTGGAAGGGTATCACCACAAGAAATAGAACAAGCTAAAGCAGACCTAGATGAACGAACATTCCAACAAGAATACATGGGTTCATTTGTTAATTATGCAGGACAGATTTATTACAACTTTGATAGAAAAGAGAATGTCATGGATAATTATGTACCTGACACTAATGAAATACATATTGGCATGGACTTCAATATAGACCCAATGTCCGCAGTTATATGTGAGTTAAAAGGCAATAATATTTATCTCTATGAAGAAATTGTTATCTATAGTTCTAATACTGACGAAATGGTACAAGAAATCAAAAATAGATTTAAGGATAAGCATATATTTATTTATCCTGACCCTGCGTCAAAGCAAAGAAAAACATCAGCAGGTGGTGTCACTGATTTGGCTATCTTAAAAAATGCAGGATTTCATTTACGAGTAAGAAACAATCATCCACTGATTAGAGATAGAATAAATGCAGTGAATACTAAATTGAAGAACGGAATAGGTGAACGAACATTATTTGTTGCCAAAAATTGTAAAACTATGTTAAAAAGCATTGAAAGACAAATTTATAAAGAAGGAACAACTGTGCCTGACAAGGACAACAATTATGACCATATGAATGATGCATTAGGATATTTAGTGGAATATTTATACCCAGTCAAAAGACAGTTTACACCAAGCAAACCCAAGAGGTGGAGTTAATGGCATTATACAGTAGAGAATTTTTAACAGAAAGACATAAACACTACGAAGAAAAGTTTAAGGATTGGCATTTTCATTTAATGTCATATCTCGGTGGACAGGACTATCAAGATGGCTATCAGCTAAATAGATACATCCTAGAAACTGATGAGGAGTATCTTAAAAGAGCAGAAAATACCCCTATTGATAATCATTGTAAGAATGTGGTGCAAATCTATTCGTCTTTCCTATTCCGAGTACCACCAACAAGAGATTATGGTTCATTAACTGGTGACGCACAATTACAAAGCTTTATTGATGATGCTGATTTAGACGGAAGGTCTTTCAATAACGTCATTAGAGAAATGCAAGGTCAATGCATCTATCTATGGTACTTGTTGGGCAATCCTAGATAAACCTGCGGTACAAACTCAAACTAGAGCAGAAGAAATACAGTTAGACATCAGACCCTACATCAGTCTTTACACTCCTGAGAATGTCTTAAATTGGAATTTTGAACGTAGTATGAACGGAAGATATGTTTTAACATCATTAACACTACTAGAAGATTTATTTGAAGATGTAGCAACTATTAGAGTTTGGACAATGGAAGATATTTCTACATACAGAGTAAAAGATTTTAACAAAGGGTATTCAACTGCTAAGCCTATGCTTGTTGATGAGATGCCAAACCAATTAGGAAAAGTTCCTGCGGTTATTCTTTACAATCAAAAGTCACAAAGACGAGGCATTGGTATGTCTGACCTTAATGACGTAGCTGAATTACAAAAAGCTATCTATAATGATTACTCCGAGATTGAACAATTAGTAAGATTATCTAACCACCCAAGTTTAGTTAAGACACCTAATGTAGAGGCTAGTGCAGGTGCAGGTTCTATTATTGAAATGCCAGAAGATTTAGAGCCTAATTTAAAACCTTATCTTATCCAACCTAGTTCCCAGTCATTAGATGGTATCATGAATAATATTAACATGAAGGTAGAAGCTATTAACAGAATTACACATATGGGAGCAGTCAGAGCAACCCAAGATAGAATACAATCTGGAATAGCACTACAAACAGAGTTTCAATTATTAAACGCTAGATTATCGGAGAAAGCTGATTACTTACAAAATGCTGAAGAACAAATCTGGAAACTATTTGCTGAATGGCAGAACCAAACATTTGATGGTGAAATTATTTATCCTGATAGTTTCAACCTTAGAGATTATGCTAGTGACTTACAATTCCTACAACAAGCAAAAGCTAGTGGTGTTCAATCAGATAGCTTCTTAAAAGAAGTAGACAAACAGATTGCTAGAGCGGTTGTAGATGATGATGAAAAGATTAATACAATAGATAGTGAAATAGATGCTAAGGCAATCACTATTGGTCAATTCTCAACTCCAACTATTGAGGGTGAAGAAGTTGAAGAAGCGTAAAGTTCCTAAAGATAAAAAAACGAAAGTACCTAAGAAATATCTATCAGGTCTTAAAGGTGCTAAAAGACAAAAACGTGCATCACTAATCAAAAGAGTATCAGCATTATATAAAGCAGGGAAACGCATCCCAATGTCATTATTGCGTTCAAGGACTAAAGCATAATGGCAGTAAGAAGAAAACCATTATCAGCTACAGTTAAAGCCACCTTACAAAGAAAAGCAAAGGCATCTAAAAGATATACATATGGAACACTAGCTAAAGTGTACCGCAGAGGACAGGGTGCATTTTTATCAGCAGGTAGTCGCAGAGTTCCTATGGCGGCTTGGTCTATGGGTAGAGTGAACTCCTTTCTAAGAGGTAGTCGGAAACACGACTTAGACTTACGCAAAAAGAAAAAGTAAAAGGCAAGACTGTTTCAGTTAATGATTTCTATAACTGGACACATCAACAACATGGTCAAAAGAAATGCTTTTGTGGTAAATTTGCCTGTATAGGTTTTAATTATAGATATGGTATGTTAGAACTATTGTGTTTTAAACATTATGAAGAAAGGATAAGCAATGGCACTAACCAAGAAACAAAAGAAACTACCAATGGCTTTACAAAAAGCTATTATGAAAAAAAAGAAAAAGAAAGGAAAGTAAAATGCCACAAGGAAAAGGAACATACGGAAGTAAAAGAGGTAGACCGCCAAAGAAGTCTACTATGAAGAAGAAAAAGAAAAAGAAATAATGGCTACTTATAGAGGTCGTCAAGTAAAGCTGAATAAGCCATTCAGAACCCCAAGCAAATCAAAGAAGTTTGGTGTTTATGTAAAGAATAAAGCAACTGGCAATGTTAAAGTTGTTAGATTTGGCGACCCTAACCTATCTATAAAGAAAAATATCCCTGCTAGACAAAGAAGTTTCATGGCTAGATTTAGACCCATATTAGCCAAAGTAAAAGGTCAAAAGAACCTATCACCTGCTTATTGGGCAGTACAATCTTGGAAAAAAGGTTTTAAAATATAGTTGACATTCTTATAAAATTATTATAATTTATTTATAATTAAACAGGAGAAATAAAATGACAATCAAAGTAGAAAACAAAGCCGAAAACCTAGAACAAGGAATTACTAATTTAATAGATTCTGCCTCATTAGATTATATGAATTGGTCTAGAAATATTAATTATAAATTAGCCCATGATAACACTAAACTTGATAGCCAAGTTGAAGCATTTAAAAATAATTTTGAAGTTAATAAAGGTAAGAAATACATCAAGGTTATAAATAGGGGTGTATTTTGTTTTATCGTGACTAATGACTTTGAAAAAAATGGTAGAAAATTTAAAAAAGGTGATATCCAGAAACTGTTATTAAAGTAAAAACTTCTTCTAACGCAGAAGCAGAAATTTCTACAACAGTAGAAACACACTTTAGTAGTAGAGGAACATTTTTCTTAAAATTTCCAACTAGATTTCATAATATGAAAAAATCTGGAAATTCCGTAAAATCACCAAGTTGGAATAACTTTGTAGAATTAGCAGGGGAGTGTGCTTAGGCACACTTCTTGCACCTGCTAGATTTCCGATATATAAACAGATGAATGGCAAAGCAGGATATCCTCAACAGATTAATTGATACTCACGAAGAAAGAGTTATTGGCGTACTTAAAAAACTTGAAGATGATATTATTGCTGACTTAACTAAGTCAACCGCAGGTGGTGAAAAGCTAACCACCCAACTAGCCATTCAACTAAGACCCAACCTTAAAAGATTAATTGAAGAAAACTATTTATCGGAAGTAGATAATATTATCCGTAGTGAATATGATGAAGTTATAAAAGAATATCAAAAGTTTATTAAACCACTACCTATCCCTGTAAGATTTAAGTCATTAACGAAACCTAATCTAGAAGTCATTAACCAACTAAAGTTTTTATCTTTTAGTGGGTTTGAGGATATTGCAAACACCTACCTAGACACATTAGCCAATGAGGTTTATCAGTCAGCTATTGTAGGCAAAGACTTTAATCAAATGGTTAAAAATATTAGAGCAAAGATAAATGGCGTTTACCAGAGAAGTGATGAAACAGAAATAAACAACCTAGTAGATTTTATAGATAAGAATAGATACTCCAACAACCCAAGTATCAAAGCACAAGTCACTACTGCTAAAGAAACACTACAATCTAAATATGGTTCTGATGTTTATGGAAACAATATGCGTAGATACGCAAGTCAAATGGCACATGATAGTTTAATGCAGTTTGACGGACAGTTTACTAAGTACAAAGCTAATGAAGCAGGGATTACATCTTACAAATACACAGGCACAAATATTATTACCACTAGACCCTTTTGTAGAGCCAACCTTAATAAAGTCTTTACTGAGCAAGAAGCGATAGATACTTGGGGTTCTACTAGATGGGCAGGAAAGTCAGGAACAGACCCATTTATCAATAGAGGTGGCTATAGATGTCGTCATTCCTTTATCCCATACGACCCTGAATGGGAAAATTTGATTGAAGAATAGTATTTTTTTATATATCTCTTAAATAAATAACTAATAAAGGAGTTATAATTATGTCTGACGAGAATAAAACGGAACAGGTGGAAGCAACAACAACAGAAAATGTAGAAGTAAAACAAGAACAACCAGTAGAACAACCTCAACCAAAACAAGTTGATATTGACAAAGTAGTCAAAGACAGACTTTATCGTCAAGAACAGAAAATCCTTAATGAACTAGGAGTAGGTTCATTAGATGATGTAAAATCAGCTATTGATGAAAGAAGAAAAGCTGAAGAAGAAAAACAACTTGAGCGAGGTAAGTTTGATGAAGTTATCAAAAAGAAAACTCAAGAATATAATGATAAGCTAAATAAGTTAGAAGCAGAACTTAGAGATGAAAGAGTTGATAAGCAATTAATCAATGCCGCTTCAAAGCATAAAGCCATCAATCCAGAACAAATCAAATCTCTACTAAAGAATAGCGTTCATCTTAATAAAGATGGCAAAGTAGAAGTTGTTGATAATTCTGGAACTCCAAGATATAACAAGGATGGTGACTTATTGACAGTTGATGAGGCTGTACAAGAGTTTTTAACGCATAACGCACACTTTCAAAGCGCAACTCCTTCTGGGAGCGGAAGTGTAGCTAATGTGGGTCAGTCAAATACGAATAAGACTTTAAATATTTCGGACTTAGACATGAGTAATCCTGCTGATAGAAAAGCATACGCAGAGTATCGTAAATCTAGAGACAGTGTCACTCATATTAACTTAAAAAAATAAACGAAAGGTAAATAACAATGGCAAACGAAAGCACAAGTTCAACTTTAAGTGAACTATATACAGAAATCGTTGCTGAAGCTGAGTTCGTAATTCAAGAGCAATCTATAATGAAGAACTTAGTTAAGAACTACACAATCGCAGGTGGTGGTAAATCCGTAGAAGTACCGATTTATTCAGCTATTGCGGCGGCAGGTGTAGCAGAAGCAACTGATTTATCAAACACAGCAGTAAACCCAAGTTCAGTGACAATCACTGCATCTGAGGTTGGCGTAATGACAACACTAACTGATTTAGCGAGAAACTCCGCACCAAGAAACGTAGCGGCTGATATCGGTAGATTATTTGGTGAAGGTATTGCAAAGAAAATGGACGAAGACTTAATCGCATTATTTGATGGTTTCTCAGTCACTTTAGGTGACGGAACTGGAGCGATTGCGGCTTCTTCTATCTTCAATGCGGCATCAACTCTAAGAGCGGCAGGACTGCCAACAAATGAGTGTTATGCAGTATTACACCCAAAGATTGCTTATGACTTAAAAGCAAACTTAACAAACACATTTGCAAATCCAAATGCAGGTGATTTACAGAACGAAGCACTACGCTCAGGTTATGTAGGTCAGATTGCAGGTATTACAGTATTTGAAACTTCAAATATGGCTAATACAGGTAATGCAGGTGATTACAAAGGTGCAGTATTCCATAAGGATGCATTAGCCTTAGCTATGATGCAGGACATCAAGATTGAAACTCAAAGAGATGCTTCTCTAAGAGCAGACGAGATTGTTGCTACTGCTGTTTATGGTGTAGGCGAATTACATGATTCATATGGTGTAGAAATGCACTTTGATTCATCAATCCAGTAGTATATGCTTTGTGGGTGGGGTTTATCCCCACCTGCTATTAGGAGTTTATAATGCAAACAGTTAAATTAAAAAAAGGCGATAAAATAATTACAAGAACCAAATTTGATTGGGAAAAAAATTTAATCCATTGGAAATTAAGAGGATTTGATTTAGTAGATAATAAACCTGCTGAAGAAAAACCAAAAAGAACTAGGAAGAAGAAAGAAGATTAATGGCAACCACAGAATTTTCAGTAGCGATAACAGATATTAAAAATTATGTTCCAGATATAGAGGACTATGGATTACTAGATAGCAATAATGATTTTGATGCACCCTTACAACAAGCTGAGAATGATGTTATTAGACAGATTAGAGAAGAATGGTGGGAAAGATACCGCCATACAGTTAGATACAAAGATATTACTAAAGTCACTACACTAGAATTAGATAGTTCTAAATTAACAAATGCACAATGGACTAGAAGTGTAGTTTATAAAGCACTAGCAGAATATATTTATCCTATCTTGACTAAATGGAAAGACCCACAAGGTGGTGACGGACAAGATGCTTTCCAAGTACAAATGGCACATTACAGAACAAAATATTCAGAGGAGTTCCAAGCCGTATTGCGTGATGGCGTAGAATATAATGAAGATGGTGATGATACAGTCACCGCTAGTGAAAAAGAACCCATACATACATTAAGATTAGTTCGTTAATGGTTGCGAATGTTCGCATTAAGGACAATTCTGTTCAAGTAAGCAAATCAGTTCAAAAAGTTTCTAAACAAGTACAAAGAGCAATTAAAAGAGCCTTAGCTAATGCAACAGCTTTTGAGATTTCTTCTATTAAAGAACGTACCCAAAGCAAAGGCGTAGACTTTAGAGGGAGGGCATTTAAACCTTATTCATCCTAAATATAAAAGAAGATTAGTTAAAGAATCTGGTGTTGTTGATTTGACTGATACTGGACAAATGTTTAGTTCACTAACAAGCAAAGTCACCCCTAGTAAAGGTCAATTATTTTTTAGACAAGCATCAGCTAATAAAAAAGCATTTTTCCATGATGTTGCAGGTGTTGGTAAAAGTAAAGTTATCCGACCCTTTTTTAGTATAAGCAAAAAAGAAGAAACAAATATTGAAAAGATATTCTTTAATGTGTTAGAAAGAGAACTGAGATTATGAGTATTAGAGAAGATATAGCGGCAAATATTATTACTGTATTAGATGCAGTAAGTTCGCCTATTGAATTAAAAAAAATTACTAGAGAACCTTTTGAACCTGAACAATTAGCTGACCCCCAATTTCCTGCTATTTATATTTCTACAGGTGACGAGGTACGAGAGGATTATACTCTTGGTGATACTGCGGCAGGAAAAAGAAGTGGTACAATAGATTATGTTTTAGTGGGTTATGTCAAAGGCACAGAAACTAATTTAGATACAAAACGCAATCAATTAATTGAGGTTATAGAAGAAACACTTGATGTAGATAGAACTAGAGGTGGTAATTCTCTTAATAGCCAAATAGTAGAAGTTAGTTCAGATGAAGGCACATTATATCCTTTGGGTGGAATAAGAATTGTGGTAAGAGTATTTTATGAATTTGTACGAGGTACAGCATAATGGCTAAAAGAGTAAAGCTATACAAAGATGGTAATTCCATAGAAGTATGGGATAATAATATAGACAAGTTTCTTGCTAATGGTTATAAACTAGAAGCAGAAAAAAAACCTACCAAATCTAAAAAAAAGGTAGAAACAAATAACGAAGGAGATAACGAATGGCAACACACGTCGGAACTGCAGGAGTAGTCAAAATTGCATCAGCAACTGTAGCTGAAGTAATAGGTTTTAACATTGACGAAACTAACGATACTGTTGAAGATACATCATTAACTGATACTGCAAAAACCTATATTGCACTAAGAAAAGATGCCACTGGTACTATTGAATGCCATTGGGATGAAACAGATTCATCAGGTCAAGAAAGCCTTGATGTCGGTGCTTCTGTCACATTAAATCTTTATCCTGAAGGTGCAGATAGCGGTGATGCTTATTATACTGGCACTGCTTTAGTGACAGGTGCATCAGTAGCAGTGACAATGGATGGTGTAATCAGTAGAACATTTAATGTTCAATTTACTGGTGGCGTCACACATACAACAGTCTAATCTATATGCCCAAGAAAGATTATCTTGAGGGTGCTATAAATCATTTTAAGCACCAAGAGATTAAAATTATTGAAGTAGAAGAATGGGGATTAACAGGCGAAGATGCCATTTACGTTAAACCATTTACACTTTTAGAAAAAGCAGAAATCTTTAAAGGCTCTAATGATAATGACTTAACTGTCTTAATTGATGTCATTGTAAAAAAGGCACAAACAAAAGATGGTGAGTTAATGTTTGATTTAGAAAGTAAGATTAGGATGAAGAAGTTTGTTGACCCAGATATTATAGCTAGAGTGTCTAGTGAAATATTAAATCCTTCAACTGATGATACTAAAACCCTAAAAAAAAACTAAATTCTGATTCAGATTTTAGATTTCATTTTTTCTTAGCAGAAAAGCTACATAAAACTATTGGGGAAATTTTACAAATCCCAGTAGATGAATATAATATGTGGGTAGCTTATTATAATCTCAAACATGAAGAAGAACAAAAAGCATTGAATAAACAGAAGATGCAAGGTAAAAGAAGATAATGACTAAAAAATTACTGATTGACATTATCGCTAAAGATAAGACCAAACAGGCATTAAGTGGTGTTCAAAAAAATCTTTCAAATGTAAAAAACTCCGTTTTTAGTTTAAAAGGTGCATTAGTTGGTCTTGGTGCAGGTGCGATTGTTAAATCCTTTGTTGATGTAGGTAAGGAAGTTGAAAGCTTACAAGTTCGTTTTAAATTTTTATTTGGTTCAATAGAAGAAGGTGCAGTTGCATTTAATAGTCTTACAGATTTTGCAGGTAGAGTTCCCTTTTCATTAGAGGAAATATCAAGAGCATCAGGTAATTTAGCGGTTGTAGCCAAAGATGCACAAGATTTAAATAGAGTTTTAGAAATTACTGGTAATGTAGCCGCAGTCACAGGATTAGACTTTGAAACTACATCAAGCCAAATTCAAAGAGCATTTTCAGGTGGTATTGGTGCGGCAGATTTATTTAGAGAAAGAGGTGTTAGAGCCTTATTAGGTTTCCAAGCAGGTGCAAAAGTCACTGCTGAGGAAACAATAGCAAGGTTTGAAGAATTATTTGCAGGTGATGGACAGTTTGCTAGTGCTACAAAAGATTTAGCAACAACTCTTGAAGGAACTCTATCCATGATAGGGGATAAGTATTTTAAATTTCAAAAAGATGTAGCAGCAGGTTTCTTTGATGAACTCAAAGGTGAGTTTGGTGATTTAAATGTATTCTTAGAACAAAATGAACAACAAATAAAAGATATAGCAACTGCTATTGGTGAGAATTTTGCAGGTGCTTTAACAAGAACATCAGAAACTATAAAAGGGGTTGCTCCTGCGGTTAAAACTATTTCAAATGCTTTAGGAAGTACAATTCAAGGTTTTTCTTCATTACCTCCATTTGTTCAAAATGTTGGTTTAGTAGGTGCTTTATTATTTGGTAAAAAAGGTGCAGTGGCATTAGCAGGTGTATCTTTCTTTTTTGATAAAATTACTGACTTTATTGATAAAGTTAAAAATGAAAAAAATTTAGAAGAATTATTAAAATTACCTAATGATGAATTATTAGAAAGTGTCAAATCATTAGAAGATATAAACGAACTTATTAGCTTCACAGAGCCAAAATTAATTAAAACTAAGGCAAAAATTATTGAAACAAATACTCAATATAAAGAGCAAAATGAATTATTAAAGGAATTAAGAAATCAAATTAATAATAATAATTTAGCTATTGAACATGGTACTAAAGTAGGTTCACAATTTGCAAATGCACTAGGAAAGATTGACGTTCAAGCAAAAAATTCAAACGAACAATTAAAAGAAATGACAAGAACAACTAATAAAATGGTTGTCATAGGTGGAATGGTTGGTGAGCAATTTCAAAAAGCATTAGAGAGTATGGGTGAAGGGGTTGATACAATTACAGAAGACAAATTTCCTAGATTTAAACAAGCCTTAGAAGATGCAGGAAATACAACACTTCAATTAGATAATTTATTTACTAATACCTTTAATAGTTTTACAGATACTTTAGCTGACAGTATTATGACAGGTAAGTTTGCATTTAAAGATTTTGCAAGGTCGGTAATAGCAGATATAGCTAGAATAATTGCAAGACAACAAGCACTAATTGCCATTCAAAAAATATCTGGTTTATTTGGTGGAAGTTTATTTGGATTTAATATTGGCGGTTTATTACCTGCGAGGTCATCAGGTGGTAGAGTAAATGCAGGTATGCCAGTGACAGTTGGCGAGGCAGGAAAAGAAATTTTTGTACCCCAATCATCAGGAACTATAATACCAAACAATCAAGCAGGTGGCTCAACAAATATAAACTTCACTATCAATACAGTAGATGCACAAGGTGTTGATGATTTGATTACAAATAGACGAAGCACTATTATTAATGTTATTAATGATGCGTTAAATAGACAAGGGAAGGAAGCATTAGTTTAATGAGTGGTACTTATCCAACATCACCTGTGTTTAGGGCATTAGGTTTTACATCAGAACAAAAAACAATCACATCTACTACTGACAGTGGTAAGATGTTTAGCGTTCAAGTAGATGGTCAAAGATGGAAATTCTCAGCTTCATATGCACCTATGGGAAGAACTAAATTTGCTCCTGTTTATGCATTTATAATTAAACAAAGAAGTCAAAAAGAAACATTCCAAATAGTACCCCCAGTTATATCTAGTGCTAGAGGACATGAAGTAAATAATGTTGCAGTTAATGGAGTACATACCGCAGGTGATACAACCATAGCAGTAGACGGACACCATAATAATTCAGCAGGTGCATTTTTGGCAGGTGATTTGATTAAGTTTGGTAGTCATAGCAAAGTCTATATGATTGTTGAAGATGTCACTCCATCAGGGAACGCATCTACTCTAACAATAGAGCCACCATTACGAGAAAACCTAGCTGATGATGCAACAATAACTTATGACAATGTTCCATTCACTGTAAGGCTTATAAATGACGTACACCAATTTAATACAGACAATATAGATTTATATAAATTTGAAGTAGATTTTATAGAGGCTCTGTAATGACTAGAGGATTATCTAGTAATCTTACAACTGAATTAGCCAATCAGAATATTAAACCTATTGTCTTAATAGAAATACTATTCCCAACACCTCAAAGAATAACTAATCATTACAAAGATATAACTCATAATTCAAACACTTATACATCTAGTGGACATCTATTATCTATAGGTGGTAAAGCAGAAAAATCAGAATTAGATGTAGGTAATTTTCAAATAGAATTATCAGCAGTGGATAGTGCGTTTGTATCTATTGTTTTAAACAACAATGTTAGTAATGATGAGGTCACTATTGATATTGGGTTATTAGATAGTGCAGATGCCTTAATAGATACATTCAATTATGATACAGGATTTATAGAAAGTTTTTCTATTGATACAAATACAGGAAGATTAATTTTAAGTTGTACTTCTCACTTTGCAGATTTTAGTAGAGTAGCAGGTAGAAAAACAAATGAAGGTAGCCAACAAGTTTTCTTTTCATCTGATAAGGGAATGGAGTTTGCGGCATTAACAGTTCAAGATATTTTATGGGGTAGAAAATAATGGGTTTCTTTATTCCAATACTAACTGCAATAGCAAAGAGTGTTATTACTGGTTTTGCTATATCTAAAGCAATATCTTGGTTAGCACCAAAGCCTGAAATACCTGAATTTCAACAAGATGCAGAAGCACAAGGGGTATTGGTCAATAAGCAATCTAATAATGCTAATATCCCTGTTATCTATGGAACAAGACAAGTAGGCGGAACGAGAGTATTTTTAGAAACATCAGGAACAGATAATCAATATCTTTATGGTGCTATTGTATTAGCAGAAGGTGAAATAAATAATATTACCTCAATCATTGTTGATGATAGTGCGGTCACCTTTAGTGGTTCAATAACTGACGGAACTACAATTACATCTAATGATAGTAAATATGGAACTACCATACAAGTACAACCATTCTTTGGAACTGATGGACAATCAGCTTCATCACTACTAACAACATTATCGTCATGGGGGAGTAATCATAAACTATCTGGCATTTGCTATCTTGCATTTAGAATAGAATGGGATGCAGATAAATATTTAGGTATTCCAACTATTCAAGCAGTTATTCAAGGAAAAAAAGTTGTTAGTTATAATTCAAGTTCTGTAGCACAAACTGCGGCTTTCTCTACCAATCCTGCTTGGTGCTTATTGGATTATTTAACCAATACTAGATATGGGAAAGGTATTGATATTGGTGATATTGATATTCCTAGTTTTTACTCAGCTAGTCAAACTGCCATAACACAAGTGACACCTTATTCTGGTGGGAAGTGATATTAATTTATTTGACTGTAATGCAGTGATTGATACTGGACAAAAGTTAATAGATAACACAAGAACGCTTCTTAAAGGAATGAGAGGTTTTTTACCTTATACACAAGGTAAATATAAACTGATTATTGAAACAACAGGCTCAAGTGTCTTAACACTAAACGAAGATAATATCATAGGTGGAATTAAAGTATCAAGTGAAAGAAAAAATGAAAAATATAATCGTGTTCAAGTAAACTTTGTCAATCCAGAAAAAAATTATCAATCAGATACTATTGTTTATGATACAGACCATGCAACTTTAAAAACTGCTGATGGTGGTTTCTTGCAAGAAGGTGTCATTGATTTACCTACAATCACTAATCCATACCAAGCTTTAGAGTTTGGTGAGATTGTTCTTCAAAGAAGTAGGAATAATATAGGACTACAATTAACTGCTAACTATACTGCTATGAATTTAGCTATTGGTGATATTGTGGCAGTCACTTCATCTATTACAGGTATGTCCGCTAAACCTTTTAGAGTTGTAGGCATGGCAATCAATCCTTCTTTTGAAGTTTCATTATCATTAATAGAACATCAAGATGCTTGGTACACATTTTCAGAAAAGACAGAAGTTGCTACAGTTCCAGATACTACATTCCCTAATCCTTTCACAGTACAACCCCCTTCTTCAGTCACCCTTGCTGATGAACTAATATCTTATAATGATGGAACAGTTATTGTTGCCATGAATATAACTATTGGTGCATCACCAGACCAATTTGTTAGAGAATATCAAGTAGAATATAAAAGAACTGCTGATAGTAATTTTATTGTACATAGTAGAGGTACAGTAGATTTATTTCATAGAGTATTGAATGTTATCTCAGGTGATAATTACACAGTAAGAGTTAAAGCTATAAATTCATTAGGTGTTGAAAGTACAAACGTCACTGCTACAAGAGATATAATTGGTGAGATTGACCCACCGAGTGACGTGCAAGATTTTGCAATTAATATTGTAGGTAGTGATGCTCATCTTAGTTGGGAAAGCATACCAGACGCAGACCTCAATTATTATGTTGTTAACTTCACTACAGAAACAGTTAATCCAGAATGGCAGAATAGCTTTACTTTAATTAACAGAGTATCAAGACCTGCAACTTCTGTGACTGTACCTGCTAGAACAGGTAGTTATTTAATTAAGGCAGTAGATAAACTAGGCAACTTCTCATCTAATGAAACTATTATTACTACTAATATTACTGCTATTGGAGACTTTACTAATGCCAATACTGCTACAGAAAATCCAAACTTTACAGGAACTAAAACAGACTGCGTTGCAGTAGATAATGCTTTAGAGTTAGATAGTATTGAAAACTTTGATGATAACACCTCAGATAACTTTGACGATATAACCACAAGAAACTTTGATGGTGGTACAACTAATGACAATGTTCCATCTATTGGAACTTATGAATTTGCTAATATTATAGACTTAGGCAGTACGCAAACAACTAGATTAACAGGAAATATTACCCAAACTACAGATGATAGAGATAGATTGTTTGATAACGTAGCAGGATTATTTGATTCACAAGCTTCCAATTTTGATGGTGACGCATCTGTGAACGCCTCTAGTCATTTAGAGATTGCTACATCTACTGATAATATCACTTACACATCATTTAGAAATTTCAATGTGGGTGATTACTCTGCAAGATATTTTAAATTTAGATTAATAATGCAGAGTTTAGATAACTCCGCAACTCCTGTGGTATCAGCACTATCTGTAGATGCAGATATGCAAGAAAGATTGGTTTCTGAAAATGATGTAGCATCAGGTGCAGGAACTAAATCTATTACATTCTCACCTGTGTTTATTTCTACACCTGCTATTGGTGTATCAGCACAAGGATTGGCAACAGGTGATTTTTATGAAATAACTAACAAATCAGTATCAGGCTATGATATAACATTTAAAAACAGTGGTGGCACTGCAATAAGTAAAACATTTGACTATATAGCGAAAGGGCATTAAAAAGAAGTTATGGCACAACACGATATGAATATCGCCAATCAGGGTTTCCCTGCGACTAGAAGCGATATAAACAACGCATTATCAGCAATCAATTCAACACATTCAGGCAGTTCTACACCTAGTGGAGCAGTAGCAGGTACTATTTGGCTAGATACAACTAATGCAACAAACCCAACTTTAAAATTTTATGATGGCTCAGATAATATATCACTAGCCACTATTGACTATTCAGCTAACACAGTTAATTGGTTAGACAGTTCTGTTGTTGCTGATTTAGTAAACGACACCTCACCACAACTAGGCGGTGATTTAGATGTTAATGGTAATCAGTTTGTATCTGCTTCAAATGGCAATATACAGTTTACACCTAACGGAACAGGTAAAATATTATTTGATAATGTAGCTTACTCACCTACAGGAACGCTAACAGATGGTGCAACCATAGCTTGGGATACATCAGCTATCCAAGTGGCTCAAGTGACTTTGGGTGGTAATAGAACTTTTTCAGCACCGACAAATTTAATTGATGGTGGATTTTATGCTTTAATAATTATTCAAGATGGCACAGGCTCAAGAACTGCTACATTTAACTCTGTATTTAAGTTTGCATCTGCAACCGCACCTACATTAACTACAACTGCAAATGCTAGAGATATTATAGTTTTTCAATCAAACGGAACAAATTTATATGAAACTGGAAGGAGTTTGAATCTTACATAATGTTTGCACTAGTAGAAGATAATGCTTTTGTTAGGATAGTTAATTCTAATAAAGGAATAACCATTGGTGATAATCAATATCCTAAAACAATTTTTTCATTATGGTCAAACGCTGAGAGGGAAGCGATTGGCATATATGAAGTCGTCATGGACGCAACTAATCAAAAAGATGAAGCTTACTATATCAATACTGATGTTAGTTATGCCTATTCTAGTGGTACTGTCACAGGAAGCTATGGCACTGCAACTGCAAAACCTTTAGCAGATATTCTATGGGCAGATGATGATGATGACAGACCTAGTGATGTTTCTGTTGGTGATGTAAAAGTCAAAGGACTAAAATCATTAGAGATTGAAAAAATCAAACAACAAGCAGGTGGTCTTCTATCTTCTACTGATTGGCATGTAGTCAAAGCAACTGAAGTATCTGATTATACTGTTCCTAGTGATGTTGCAACTTACAGAACAAATGTAAGAGCAAAATCAAATGAAATGGAAACACAAATAAATGCTTGTTCTGATGTTGATGCTTTAAAAACTTTATTCACTTGGGTGTATGATGAAGATACAAATACAACCTCAAGACCTTTAGCTAGTTTCCCAGAGGAGATATAAATGACATTTCCTATTCTAGGTGGGAATGGTGCAGTCGCAGGTGCTTTTAGCATTGATAATTCCCTAAGATTTGAAGATGGTGATAGTTCTAATTTAACAAAAGACTTTTCAAGTGAAGGTGATAGAAGAACTTGGACTTGGAGTGCTTGGTTAAAGCGTTCTAATCTAACAGGAGCAGAACGTATTATATTTGATTCTAGACAAGGAGGAAATGCAAATCCATCTTGTGGTATTGCTTTTACAGCTAATGAAACTTTAGATATTATCAATTATAGTGGCGGAATTAATTTTCGTTTAACAACTAATCAAGTTTTTCGTGACACTAGTGCTTGGTTTCATATATTATTTAGGATAGATACTACTGATTCAACTGCAGACGATAGAGTACAACTCTATGTAAATGGTGAACAAGTTACTTCATTTAGTTCAAGAACAAATCCAAGTCAAAATTATCAAGGTGCTATTAACGATAATGCAAGACACGCAGTAGGCTCTATTTCTTATGGCGGTTATCATTTTGACGGATATATGGCAGAAGTTCATTTCATAGACGGAACTGCAAAAGCACCTACAGACTTTGGTGAATTTGATGAAGATAGTGGTATATGGAAACCAATTTCTTACACAGGAAACTATGGCACGAATGGGTTTAAACTTGACTTCTCAAATAGCGGTAGTCTCGGTGCTGATAGTTCTGGTAATGGTAATGACTTCACTGCAACTAATTTAGCATCTACAGACCAAACAACAGATACACCTACTAATAACTTCTCAACATTTAATTCTTTAATTACAAAAAGTGGAACACTATCAGAAGGTAATTTAAAATCTACAGGTGACGGAAGTGGTCCGAGTGATAATTCAATTTCCACTATGGGTGTAAACACAGGGAAATGGTATGCAGAGTTTGAATTAACAGCAGATGGAGAAATTAGTGGTACTACAAATGCAGGTTTTGGAATTTGTGATGAACAATCAGATTTTTTTGATGTTGGAAATAATTTTCAAACATCTACATCAAATGCTATTGGTCTAAAAGATAATTCTAATATGTATAGATATGGTACTGAAAATGCATCTTGGGGGAGTTCTTTTACAGAAAACGATATACTTCAAATTGCTTTAGATATGGATAATGGATATGTCTATTTTGGAAAAAATGGCACTTTTATGAATAGTGGAGTACCTACAAGTGGCTCTAGTGGAACAGGTGGTATATCTATTACTAATACTGATAGAAAATATTTTATGTTTGTTGGTGAAAGTTATTTTTATGCAACTCCAATTTGGTCATCAAACTTTGGCAATCCCTCATTCTCAATCACATCTGGCAACAGTGATGATAACGGATATGGAAACTTTGAATACGCACCACCCTCTGGCTATCTTGCACTATGTACTCAAAACCTAGCAACTGAATTATCCCCTACGATTGATGATGGTAGTGAATATTTTAATACTATTTTGTATTCAGGCACAGGCTCTACACAATCTATGACAGGTGTAGGATTTCAACCTGATTTTGTTTGGTTAAAATCAAGGTCAAATACACATTATCATAATTTGTATGATAGCGTAAGAGGTGCAACAAGAGCCATGTTTTCAAATTTTGATGGTGCTGAGGTGATTGAAGCAGGAAATTTACAAAGTTTTACATCTGATGGTTTTACTGCAGATGGATTTAATGGAACAAATGGCTCTAGTAGAACTTATGTAGCATGGAACTGGAAAGCAAACGCAGGTACTACTTCATCTAACACATCTGGAAGTATTACCTCAACAGTTCAAGCTAACACTACAGCAGGATTTAGTATTGTGACTTATACAGGAAATGGTGGCGGTCAAACAATTGGACATGGGTTAAGTCAAGCTCCTGTTTTAAGTATACGAAAAAAACGAAATACTACAGGAGATTGGTTTGTTCACACTAATATATTTGATGGTGGTATGGATTATTTAAAATTAAATACAACTGATGCAAAAAGTAGTAGTAGTTTAGCTAATTTTACTGCAACAACTTCAGGTGCTGATGATAATAGTGACCAATATGTAGTTTATTTTTTTCATTCAGTAGAAGGCTACTCTAAAATTGGCACTTATACAGGAAATGGAAGTACAGATGGTACATTTGTGCATACAGGATTTAAACCTGCTTTTGTTATGATAAAAAGGACTGATGCGTCTGGCGATAATTGGGTTATTTGTGATAATAAAAGAGACACATTTAATGTTATGGAAAATATATTATTACCTAATGATAACAGCGCAGAATTTGATGAAACATCTTTTGATTTTGTAAGTAATGGATTTAAATTAAGACAAAGTGCAGGAACTTATAACGCATCTGGTGGCACAATAATCTACATGGCATTTGCTGAAAACCCATTTGTTTCTAGTTCTGGAGTTCCTGTTACTGCGAGATAATGAAACTATTAACATCAATTTTGTTTGTCTTTGTTTCAGTTGCAATTTTTACAGATGTCAAAGCTGAAAATACTGTTAGTTCTACTGTCGTTAATAATACACCCCCCACTGCTAATTCACCTGCAATCAATATAGTTAATAGTGATATTTGTAAATCTGGTGTATCTGGTGCTATTCAATCAAATGTGATTGGATTTAGTACAGGTGTCACCATTACAGATATGAACTGCGAAAGAATTAAACTAGCACGAAGTCTTTACTCAATGGGAATGAAGGTTGCAGGTGTTTCTATTCTATGCCAAGACGCAAGAGTTTTTGATGCTATGATTATGTCTGGAACACCTTGCCCATACATGTCTGATATAGGTGAAGATGCCTTAAAACAATGGGAACAAAATCCTGATAAAGTTCCTCAAGGTAGTACTGCTTTAATTAAACCAAAACCAATTAAACAAGAAACGCAAGAAGGAGATATAGATGGTCTTAAAAATTTTGGTCTTATGGCTCTTGGTTTGCTTCTCATATTCTAAAGCTGAAGATTGCTCTACTGACACTATAGGTTTATGTACTCCCTTAGTGACAGATATAATTACTGAAGAAAAAGTCATTGAAGAAGAAATTGATAGCACAGGAATCTATATAACCGAAACTACTACAACCACTACAACAACAACCACAGTCACAAATGAAGATAGCGGAGATATATTAGATGGCAGTAATGGATTTGTTTCTACATCAAAAGAGGGTGATATGGATATTGATTGGGGTGGGCAGGGTAGTGCCTCAATGCCTTCTGGTAGTTATTGTAATGAATTAGGAACAGATAAATGTGCTGAGATTACAGACAGTAATTTAACCACCTTTTATCAGCAAGTAGATATTTCAGAACTAGATATTAATTATGGTGGTACTACTGAATATACAATCAAAGTAGATAAACAAGATGAACAAGATAGCGTCTATATGAAAGTCATTGGTAGAAATGGAAATACGGAAGTCTTTAATGGTACTGATGTTTTATCAGCTTCAGGTGTTAATAGTGGATATCAACAATATCAAGGTAATTTTGATTTCTCAGGAAAGATAACTAATCTCATTATTGAAGTAGGGGGTAGAGATATTAATCTAGCGGTGGGAGTTCTATTTGATGATGTAAGTATTAATGTTTTATATAATGTTATTGAAACAATCATTACGCAAGAAATTACAAAGATAGAAACTTTTATTGCTTTAAACCTAGACCAACCAGAATTAATTGATGTCGCTGAAGATGTATTTAAATTCAATGATGTATCTAAACAAGATGATTTTATTATGTTTGAGCCTATAGAAGCTGAGCCAATGGAAATATCTTATGAAACTGTTGAAGCAGAAATAGAAGCACCTGTTATTGAAGAAATAAAAATAGAAGAAGCACCTATGGAAGAAATCATAGAAGTTGAAATGGAAGAAGTCGTAGAAGAAATTGTAGAAGAAACTGTAGAAGAAGTTGAAGTTGCAAAAGTTGACGAGCCTGTAGATGAGCCTGTTGAAGAAACAAAAGAAGAATCAAAAGAAGAAGTAAAAGAAACCAAACAAGAAAAAGCCAACAAGATAGTCAAGAAAATGGGTGATAAAGGTAAATATGATGCCAACAATCAAACAAAGACTTTAATAGTTATGCAGGTATTAGCTAATAGTAAGAGTTTCTTTGACCAACCTCAGCTACCACAGATACAAGGATTTTTTGACAATAGAACTTTGCCAGATGCTGAAATAATTGATAATAATATTTTGATGTATAATTTGTTTATGAATAATGATTTAGGACACAATGAATTAGTGGATTTACAATGGAAGTAGAATATCAAGGAATGAAATTTAAAGGTGGTAAGTTCTTTATCATCTTATCTTTAATAGGTGCAATTATTGGTGGCGGTTGGACAGGATACAAATTCTATGATGACTACTTAGATATGAAAGCCAAGATAGAAGGATATACTGCACCAGATTTAAGCCATATTGATGAACAGATTGCAGTTCTTAAATCAGAAGTTTCAATGGTATTAGAAGAAGTTAGTTTGGTTAATGATGTAGCCACTTCATTAAAGAATGATTTACGAGATGATATTAAGACTATGAAAACCGATATAAGAGCCATAGATAAAGTAGTTAATGATATTGAAGATAGAGTAAAGGCGAATGAAAGAGAAATATCTACTGATTTTAAGATTTTAGAAAAAGAAATAGATGATAAGATAAGAAAAGCATTAAACAACCCATTATCAGGAGTAAAATAAATGGCAACACAAAATGAACTACAAGAACAACTAAAGAAAGCAAAAAAAGAATTAAGAGAAGCAAGAGAAGAAGTAAAAGAAGCTAAGATTAGGGAACAACTCTATCTTGAACGATTAGATAATTGGGCAGAAAAAAATCAAGCTTTACACAGAGAAATATCTGGAATGACTATGGATGATGTTGCTAGAAAACAAAGAGCAAAAGCTGAATATAAAGAAAAATATGCTAAAGATATTGAGATAGCAGAAACATTTGACAAACAGGCTCAGGTAAAGTTAAACAGTAATTTAAATGGCATCACAAACGGATAAAATAAATAAACTTGATAAAGAGATAGCCTTAATACAAAAGGATATCCAAGTTATCAAAACAAACCACCTCAAGCATATTGAAGCTGATATCCGTAATATAAAAATTGTTGGTTATACTGTTGCTGTAGGTGTTTTTAGTCAATTATTTATGCTTGTTAAAGACTTACTTCTTTAATGTCTAAAATTATATTCCTATTAGGGTGGTTTTGTCTTAATGGTGAATGTGTCAGTGTAAACGAACAACACCAATCTGTAGAGGATTGCAAAAATCAAGGAATACAACTAAAGTCAATGTTAGATGAACAAAATATTCGTAAATATTTTTTATCCTGTATTGATATTACTCCAACTACTTATTAGAAAATTTTAAATGGATGAGAAACAGCAAAAAGGTGTAGCATCCGAACTTATTGCTGAATATTATTTAACCAAAGCAGGATATTTTGTTTATACCAAAAAATCAGTTCAATCCGCAGTAGACTTAGTAGCCATCAAACCAGATACAGGTGAAGTTCTTTTAGTAGATGTGAAAACCGCTAGTATTAGAATGAGCGGTGCTAGGATGGGTTCTACTATCCGCAGGGTATTATCAGACGAACAAAAACGCCTTAATGTCAATTTGTTATATGTTTATGAAAATAAGATGTGTGAATTGATTAGTTATGAAGGTGATAATATAATAACAACCATTCTCAATGAAGTATTAGATTAAGGAGGCAGAATGAGAATAATTAAAGTAGGAAAAGAAATACGACTAACAATGACGAATGAAGAAAAAGACGAAATAACAGAAAGAAATAGCATAGATATGCACATAGGTTATTTGAACGTCTTACAACAAGACATCAGTAAGATTTTGACAGAATTACTACCAAAGGTTAAAAAGAAGAATGGATATTAATAGATTAAGAGAGAGCGTTATTGCTCATGAAGGCATCCGCTACAAAGCCTATGCCGACCCCATTTTAGGTGCTTCCGCCATGACCACTGCGGTAGGACATTTGATAAAACTACCTGAAGAAGAATATCTACTAGAAAAAGAACTTACTATGGATGAGGTTATGAAAATATTAGATAGTGACCTTGAAGTAGCTATTAAAGATGCAAAAAAATTTATTGATGAAGATAGTATTCCAGAAGAAGCATTTGAAATAGTCGTAGAACTTTCATTTCAATTAGGCTATCCAAGATTATCAGGTTTTAGAAAGTTCCAAGCCGCTTTAAAAGAAAATAATTTCTCATTAGCGAAATCTGAAATGCTTGATAGTAAGTGGGCAAGACAAGTTCCTGCAAGAGCAAAAAATTTATCAGATAAGATGGGTGAGATAAATGCTTAGTAAATTATTAGGTGGTGGATTAGTAGATAGTGTTGGAAAGATAGTTGATGAACTTCACACTTCAGAAGAAGAAAAAGCACAAGCAAAAATAAAACTTAAAGAATTAGATAACGCATTAAACAAAGCACAGACAGATATAAACCTTGCTGATGCTAAATCTACTGCAACAGGTTTAGGTGGACTATTACAAAGAATTTGGCGACCCCTCATAGGATTCAGTTGTGCCTTAGCAATCTTTTGGGAATTTGTTTTAAAACAATTTATTATGTTTTTCCTTGCAGTATTTGAAGTTGAAACTTTACCATTGCCAACTTTAGATATGGGTGTTTTAATGCCATTGGTCATGAGCCTTTTAGGCATGGCTACACTCAGAACGTATGAGAAACAGAAAGGTATAAGCAAATGAAAAAACTTATTTGGAAACCTATAGAAGCATTCCTTGATTGGGCAGACCCTTATTGGACTTGGTCTAATCTATGGAAGTTAATTGTTGTGTTAGTAGTTGTCTATTGTGGACATAACTTAATGCATTAATGATTACCACCACCGCCACCCTATCAGTTTTAATCAAACCTAGAATAATCGGTAGTAAAGGTAGAACATTTAAAAAATTAACTTTTGGTAAAATACCCATTAAGAAACCCAAGTTGAGAATAGGTAAATTAAAAAAGGCAAGATGATTAACACCTTGCCTTTAATTATATACACAAACTTTTCCTTTCGTTTGTTAGGATTATTATAGTGAAAAAAAAAACTGAAACAATACTCTACTTAGAATTTTACGACCATTCATCATCCACCAACTCTTGGCAAGAATACAAAGAAATCTTATCTGACCTAAACCCAGAAAATAACATCATGAAAGTAGTAGGCAAACTCCTAGAAGAAAATGAAATAGCTTATTCCCTTACGACCATGTGGGGTCAAGATTGTGCAGGTTCTGGGCATTCTATCATTAAGTCCACTATTGAACGAGAACTAAGGTGGGAAGTACCCATAATTATACCCAAAAAACCCTTTTTAAGGCACTTACAGTAGGCTTTTAATCTTTTTGTGAGGTTATAGTGGGGTGACTGTTAAAATCACCCCACACAGGAGGAATAGTGTTAAAAGAAAATGTTTTAAACTAAAAACACTAGCTAAAATCTAATACTTTCTCTTAAAAATTCAATCACCAAATAATTATAAAAAAAGTTATAAAAAGATTTGACAAATAGTTATAATTAAATTATAAAATAGATATGAACAAAAACACAGGAAAAACAAAAATGAAAAACGAACTAAACATTGTTGATTTAATCGCATTAGCAACACACAAACCAGAATTATTTCAAGACAAAGAACAGTTAAAATTTATGCTTGAACTAAAAAATACTATTGTTGATGTTTGGGTAAAAGATTTTGAAAAGGGGACTGCCTAAGGGCAGTTCCTCACAGGAGGTACAGATAATGATTAACTTAGTAATAACTACATTTGCACACATAGGAATGATTGCAGGGTTCTTATGGTTAATACACGAGTTTTATTTAATATGGGAAAGGAGGAAATAATGAATGACATCAAAGCTAGAATACTAAAGTTTGGTGGTAAACAAACAACTACAGAAATGTTTACGACCATTAAAGTAAGAAAAAAAGATGTTGTTAAGATTAGAGAAACTTTAAAACAAATGGGTTTGTCTATGACATTAACAGATGCTTTTACATTCGCAGTAAACAATACATTTGGAGGTAAGTAATGAAAGAAGATGTATGTAAAATATGTTTAGGAAATGATTATTACATTGACGAAGATAATCATGTTAATCAATGTCCTGAATGTGTAATTCAAGGATATGTAGACGAACAGGAGGATATACCCAATGAAACCAGAACTAAAACCCTTTATCCCATTAATAGCTAAGTTGTATATTAATTATGGATATAAGAATTATCCCTTATGCAGATTTAAACAGGAGGAAATAGATGTTAAAGTTATTAGTGAGTATGTTGCTAATAGTATCTTGCACTTACACTCCGATAAATGATAGCAGGGGTAATCAAGGTGAGAAAGTTGCTTATCGCTTTAATGATGATTTGCAAACTTGCCGAGCAATCGCTAAAGAAAATACATCAAATGTTATTGAGGCTAGTAAAGCTGTCTATAACTGGTATGTGCGACCCTCACTTCTTTGGTTTCCAGATAAGTGGGAATACGACTATAAACGAATGGTAAATAAATGCATGACTAATAGGGGTCATAGTATATTATCAGATGACTAAGACAGGAGGTCTAATATGTCAAAACTACTAGAGGCGTTAGAGAACGCCAAACAAAACTTCAATACTTTAGAAAAAAGTGGAAAGAAGAATTGTTTAAAACACAAAATGGTGTACATACTTATTCTACATAGGAAGATAGTTTTAAATCTTGTAAGGATGCACTTCTACAAAACATAAATTATCTATTGCATTACACTCTAAACTTTTGAAGATAAGCATGCAGTATTTAACAACAACAATGAACGCTGATATTGATACTGATGAATCATAATAAACTCTAAATCAGCTATACTGGATAGAATTCAAAGTCACACCCCAACAGATGTGGTCTGGCTATCACTTACTTCTAGAAGATATCACATTCAATCAATGCTGAACTTAGAAGCAGATTTTGATGATGATGAGGAACATAGCATCAAATGTTAAACAACAACCAACAACACAAACCAAAGGAGGTTTATAAATGGCAAACTGGTTAAATTTATTTAAGAACGATAGAAAGACAGAAGGTGATAATCAACCACTATATAAAAATGCAAAAGTTGTATTTGATAGTGATGTCACTTTAACAGCAGGTATTCCATACGAAGTAGCTTTATGGAAGAAAGACCAAACTAATAATGGGAAGCCTACTGATATGGTTTCAATTAAAATTGAAGCTAATACATTCTTAATTAATGAAGGTGAAGTAAAGGTAGAAAAAACTGACAAACCGCCATTCTAAAATAATTAAGGATAAGAAATATATGCAGTGGGTGGTAG